CGACTGGGCCGGAGAACGTGGTGGTTGCCATGATGTGTCCTTACATACAAGTGAAGTGCATTAGTCTGTATGTCGTCAGCCGGGACTGTCTAATGCACCGGATAACCCCGGAGTGATTGCAATATACACCAAATAAAAAGGGAGCACAAGGCTCCCTTTTCAAATATTTCCGAAGAAATATTAAGCGCCGGGCGAACCGTAAGCGCCACGTGGGTCAGACCAGCCGAAGCTGTAACGCTCACGAGCCTTGTAACGAACGTTACCTGTGTCAAAGTCGCCTTCAAAGGCTGTCTTGATAGGTGAGCGCTCGAACATTTTCAAGCCGTTAGGTGCATCAGTGATGATGAACCAAGCGTTGACGTCTGTCAGGTAGTGGTTGACAGAATAGCCTTCTGGGAGCATGCCCATAGACTTAATGGCGTTGACATCATTGTCAGCAGTGCCAGTACGCAAAGTGCTCTTCATCAGGCGCTCTGCAGTGAACTGCAGTTCCTTAGGAACAATCATCTTGCGGCCAGTCAAAGCGACCTTCAAGCCACGCTCGTCGATAAACGCTGCGATGTCAATCAAGGCTTGCTCCAACGATGTCTCGTTCAAGTCTGCAGGCACTGCGGGAGTGTTTGCATAGTTGGAAGACAAAGCAGTTGGGTGGTTGGTTGCGAACAATGCAACGCCGTCGCCGCCGGCATAGTTGCCGCCAGTGAAACCGTTGTTCAACACAGAAGCAGCTTTTACTTGCTTTGTGAAGCTCATTGAACGAGCCATAGCCTTGGTGTAACGACCTGACAAGCGGTCATACAAGTTATCTTCCACAGCTTCCTCTGTCAACGCGAAAGCCATAGCAACGGTTTCGTGTGTGTAGCGGGCTGTGAAGGATTCCAGTGCTGTGTCGTACTGAACGCCGGCACCCTCAGTTTTCACTGGAGCAGAACCGAAGCCAGTCAACATGACCTCTTCTTCAAATGCACGGTCAGAAGTCTCGATAGAGAAGATCTGCTCGTGCTCGTTTTCGTAACGCTTGTACTCTAAGCCGAACAATGCGTTCAGGCCGGGCTCAAGTTCTTTTACTAGTTGGGAACGTGTAATAGCCATGATTATGCTCCGTCAGCAGCAACGCCGGTACTGCCGTACTGGTGTTGATTAAGTTTAACAACAACCACAGCGTATTGACCCAATTCATTGTCAGGCTGATCGCTCAAACCAACAATTTTCATAGTCAATGCAGCAGTCTTCGCGGGTGTTCCCAATGTACCGTTAGAAATACCAGTCACAGTGCTACCAGTTGTGGAAGCAGTAGGATCAGCATTCTTACCGATATCAGCTTGAGCAATAGTGCCCGCAGCTTGGATCAAGAACAGTTGGTTAGGATCATCTAACACTTCGCAAGCAATGATGCCTGAAGTGATATCAACACTACCGGGGTAGAAGTTTTTCCATGTGGGCTTGCCCGCACGGGTTGGGTCATAGTATTGGCAACCGTTGAACACGCCTGTGGGGGCGGTGTGCGTGGATGCGTCATACTTAATGATGTAGCCGTCGTATACGACAACTAAATCGCCTTGGAAAATTGCTCCGGCTTGGTTATCCGCAATTTGATAGCCATACTGCTTCTGGGCTCCAGTAGCAGATAGGTTACCAATGGGACGCAGGCCAAAAGGCTTATTTACGTTTGCCATTTGTAGCTCCTACAAAAATTAAAGAATCAACGTTTTATTGTTGACGGAATGTTGTGCGCGAGCTCCTCTCGGGGCTCTGAATCCGCATTGTAGAGTGTGCGTTCTCTCGCATCATCTCGTTGTCAACAGCGTGTAACTGTTCCTGAGCCTTACGGCGGTAATACTCGTTGCGCTCTGCAATAGTCTCATCGGGAACTCTTGCAAGCAAAAGTCCACCTACAGAAACAACTCCAGCATGCTTACCGTCATCAACGGTAGGCATCATGCCTTGATATTCTTCTGGCAACTCTTCAAGACGGACTAGTTCATAGCCCTCACGAAGACGTCCGTAGACGTTTTGTTTATCCAGATGGCCATTCACTTCGGCACGGATCCAACGATGCTTAAACCCTTCGGGGGCAGGAGGCGCGTCAAGACGTGAGGGAGGGGTCCAAGGACGGCGACGCTTTTCCGTATCGCGGGTTGCGCGGGGGGCTTTGTCGATAGTAACTTTAGTCATTGTTTCACTCCTTAACATACTTGGCATACTCTTCAAGAGGAACGCCCAGTTTTTTTGCTATAGCAACCTGACTCGGCGAAAGCCGGACAGTACGGCGCGCACTATTTATTCCCGAACTACGGGCGGCAGGGGCAACAGCAGGCGCGGAACGCTGTTGTCTGGATTGGTCTTTAAACTTGTCTGGAAAAGTATTCCTAACTCGTTTGTCAAGTTCAGTATAGTACTCATCTGAACTTGGGTCAACACCTTCTTGTTCAACAAGTGTTTGGTGTATGCCCCACGCAGCATAAGTCATCACGCGGTCTTGTCCAAACCACGAGTTTTGTTCTGCCCACTCCTCTGCACGAGGACTAGGGACAGGGCGTTGAGGTTGCGCAGCAGGTGCTGGTTGTGCTTGTTGGTATTGTTGCTGTTGAACAACTTCCTGCTGCGACTGCAACCAACCTGCTACTTGACGCTGCTCACCCACCAAGGCAGACAAGCGCTCTTGCGCTTCTAACTCAGTGTTGATGTCGTTTTCTTCACGCGCTTTGGCAATGATTTGGCGCAACTGTACCTGTTGGGTCTCCAAACGGGTCTTAGCTTCGTTCAAACGGCTGTAATCCGTCTGTACAAGCTTTTGCTGGAGGTTCTGTGTCTGGTTCTGCAGCCCTTTAGCGTACTCAAGGGCTGCCTGCTCACGGCGCTCGGCCTCGCGCATGCGCGCGGTGAGTTTAGAGATGCGTTTTTGAACACCTTCACTAATCTCATCCAACTCGTTCTTTGCAGGAGCATCTTCCTGCTCAGGCTTCTGGAAAATCTTAGTTTCTGGTTCAGGTGCCGCAGGACTCTCGTCGCCCTCAGGTCTGTCAAAGGTTACATCTGTAGCCTTTTCATCTGCCCCGAGGTCAAACTCAAGCTGCGAATCGTTCATTACTTGTGTCATATGCTTCCTTACATGTGCAGAATGTCTTCTGGGTCCTTAACGCGGGCCAGAATTTCGTCATCATTGAGAATACGGATCTCCCCGCCATCAATGCCCATACGTGCGCCAGCGTACCGACCAAAAATGATCCAATCGCCTTCTTTACACCAAGGACCGTCCGGAAACTTGTCGGTGTCTTTGTAAGCAAGTGGGCCAACGGCCAAAACGTATGCGCAAGTGGTAGTGAGTTGCTGTCGTTCCAAGGTTTCTTCGGCTAATTCAATGCCGCCCTTGGTTTTCTTAGCGCCTCTGTAGGGCAAAACAACAATCCGCCAACCTGTGGGCTGTGGAAGGTGTTCCCTGATGTTTTCGATGCGTTGCTCTTCTTCTGCCTCTTCAATCTTGGCAGCCTCAGCAAGAGCAGCTTCAAAGGCGGCTTTTTCAACCGCTTCCTCAGCCCATCGTTTCTCTAATGCAGTCATTTCCATCTGTTGGGTCCTTTAGTGATCAGAGTTCTTGTTCAAGACATCCTGTATGGCTTCCTGAACAAACGCATAACCCTCTAACCTGCCCATCAAATGTTTGTACTGCTCCATTGATTTGACATTGCCGCTGCTAACGAAGTCTTTAGTCTCGTTTTCAAGCCTGCGAATGGCAAATATGACTTTCTCTGCAAATTCAAGCATGGATAACTCCAATGAAGCAGACAGATAGACCCCTGTCCGAAGGTTACGTGCCCATTATGCACACTTTTACGCTAATTTTACCTTTTTGAATGCATCTTTTCGGTAAACATACGTTACGCGTGGGTCATTTTGTGGTGTTTTTACACTTTTTGGCGCTCCGGACATCTCCTTGGGCGCTTTTTTAGCCTTTTTTGCTGCTTTGGTTTGCATTTTTTGCTCCTTGTTGGGCATTTCGGATTGCATCTTGTGAATTTCTCTGTGCTGCAGCCTGTTGTTGCAGTGCCAAACGAGCAGTATCAAACTGAACATCGGCCTGTTCCTTCTGTTGATCAAGGCCAAGGCGTTGTTGATCTATCTGCAGCTTAGCTTGATCGCGCTGAGCGCTCTGTCCAAGCTCTTGTTTCTTCAATTCCACCAGCGGATCGGTCTGTGGGCCCATCAATTGGTTCTGCAAAGCCTTGACCTCTTGGAAACCTTGCGCAACTTTGATTGCAATCATCGCCTCACGCTGCAAAGATGAAATAAGTTGGTCAGGATCTGTGCCGTACTGCTGGAACAACTCCGCTTCCACCTCTTCTTCCGCCTTCAAGCGGATGTGATCAAAGATGTGCTTCTGCAAAGTAACCGCCACGTTAGGCATACCCTGCATCATCGGGCTCATACCAAACAAAATATGGGTCAGGATGTGTGCATCATGCTGCTGGCCGGCAAAAGCTTTGAGTGGTGAGCCATCAAGCGCTTGTGCGTTCTCACTTGCAGGATCCTTTGGCTTATCTACCTGCTGTGTGTTCAAGATGGTGTCAATATCACGCACACCAATGGCTTCATACATGCGGCGATAGGCCTCATACATGTTGTGCATCTGCGGTGCGCTTTGAGCCAGTTGCAACTGCGTCTGCGCCATCGTGATACGCTGGGCAACAGAGAAGATGTTGGGG